ATTTAAGAGATTATCAAAATAAAGCTATTGAAGATATAAGATACCATTTTAGAAGGGGCAAGAAAAGAATACTATTAGTTAGCCCAACAGGAAGCGGAAAGACAATTATTGCCTGTGAAATGATAAAGAAGGCACAAGATAATCATAATTTTAGTTTATTCGTAGCACATAGAAGGGAACTTGTTATGCAATGTTCAAGGAAACTTACTGACTTTGAGTGTACACACGGAGTTTTAATGGCAGGTAAAAGTCCCAACCATATTTCAGATTGTCAAGTGGGGAGTATTCAAACTATAACTAGCAGAACTGAAAAAGATGATTTTATAAAACCTAATGCAAATATTATTTTCCTAGACGAAGCACATAGATCAATCTCAAAAAGTTTTCAAAACTTGTTAAAACAATATCCAGATAGTTTTGTTGTAGGTTTAACAGCAACACCAATTAGATCAGATAACAAGGGGTTAGGTGGAGTATATGAAGAACTTGTTGAAGCAGGAAATATAAAATCTTTAACTGAACAAGGTTATTTAGTTAAGAATAGAATAATAGCACCAAGTATTCCAGATTTACAAGGGATTAGAATAATTGCAGGTGATTATGACAAGGGACAATTAGATAAAAGGATGAATAAACCAAAACTTGTAGGGGACATAGTGGCAAATTGGGTTAAAAGCGGTGAGAATAGACCTACTGTGGTTTTTGCAACAAGTATCAAGCATAGTAAATATATTTGTAATGTGTTTAATCATAATGGAATACCAGCAGGGCATATTGACGGAGAAATGCCAGAAATTGAAAGAGAAAAAGTTTTAAAAAAATTAGATGATGATGAAATAAAAGTTATATCAAATTGTATGGTATTGACAGAAGGGTGGGATAAACCTAAAATTTCAGCAGTTATAATAGCAAGACCAACAAAATCTTATGGGATGTATATTCAGATGGTAGGTAGAGCATTAAGACCATATCCAAACAAAATTGACACTATCATATTGGATCATAGCGGTGCAGTTTATGAACACGGCTTCCCAGAAGACGCAGGAAATTGGTCTTTAAAAACTACTACAAGAAAAGAAAAAGAAAAAATTACAAAAGAAAAAGTTGAAAAACAACCATTGACTTGTACCGAGTGTTATTCAGTTTATAAACCTACTAAAGATGATCCGTCTTGTCCACAATGCAACCATATTCCTACTAAAAAAGAAAAACAAGTTTTGATAAAATCTGGAAGATTGATTGAACTTCCAAAGATAAAACCTAATACAAAAGACAAAGAGAATTTTTATGCTCAATTAGTTTTCTATGCAAAACAAAAAGGGTATAAAGAGGGGTGGTGTTCGTGGACATTTAAAAGGAAATTTGGACACTTTCCACATAGTAAAAAAGTCTTTCCTGTATCAACAGGGAAAGAAGTTATAAAGTTTATTCAACATTGTAATATTCGTAGAGCAAAATCGCAAAATATGAGAGAGTTATCCTTATGACACATATTTACGCAATTAGCAGATACAGGGCTAGAAAAAAATATTATTCTATTGAAGAAAACAAACAAAAGAAAAGGGATTATATGAAAGAATATAGAAAAAGAGATTATGTTAAAGAAAGATACCACGAATACTATATAAAAAGAAAGATAGCAGGTCTTGTATGAGTGAAGAAGTTTTAGAACAAAAATTAGAGAAGATTAGACAAATTGGTAGAGATTATGCACAGGCAAAATCAGAACTTGCAAGATTAGAACACGGAAGAAAGATATTAATTTCAGTTTTAATGAAGGAATATATGATCTCGTCAAATACAGGTAAGTTAGAAAGTGCAGTATCGCAGGAAAGAGAAGCAAGAGCAGATGAAAGATATAAAAAACATATTGATAAATTGGCAGAAGCAGTTAGAAAAGAAGCAGAATTGAGTTGGGAAAAATTTATGTTTCAATGTAATTTTGAAAAATGGAAAACTGAAACTATTGCACAGATCAAAGAGTATAAAAATTATGGTGGTAAATAAAATTATGTATAAGGGTAAAAGGATAAAATTAATTTGGGAAAAAGTGCCAGATTGTCTAGGTATCTTTGATCCTAATGTTAATACTTTACATATTGATCCTAAATTAAAACCAAGTACAATGGCTAAAATAATATTCCACGAACTATGGCATATAATTTGTTGTTTTAATAAAATAAATATTAATTTAATTGGTGAAGAACGAAGTGCAATGTTGTCAGAACAATACGCAGTTATTTTAAAGAATAATCCTAAATTAAAAAGATTGTTAGATAAATGCCTAAAACCAAAAAAGAAAAAGAACACTTAAACAAGATCGCAGATTTTGGGTGTATAATATGTTATCTTATGGGTTTTCCTAAAAGTCCCTGTCAAGTACATCATATCCGACATAAAACAGGTTTATCAAGAAGGGAAAGTCATTTTAAAACTATTGGCTTATGTTTAGAACATCATACAGGAAAAACAGGGTTTCATACTAACTCAAAAGCATTTAATAAAAAATGGGGATCACAGGAAGAACTTTTAAAACTAAATCTTAAACTAATAGGGGGTGTATGAGTAATTGGAAAGATAAAAGAATATTTGCTATGAATAGAGTTATACAAAGAAAAGGATCACACTATCACGGAATATATTTTGATGAATACGACTATATCTCTAATAGAACTAAAGCTAATAATAAAAAGGAATATAAAAAAGAAAGACTTATTTTTTCTTCTTCAAGAGATATTTTAGAGTAGAAGTTTTAGGATCAAACTCAACCTTACTACAAGATAAGGCGAATAGACCAATAACTATTATTAAGATAATTATTTTTATCTTTGTTAAAGTTGATCGTCTTATCGCCTTACCGAATATAATCATTATTTTGTTAATTGTTTAAACTTATCCATATTAACATCTAATATACCTAAATTAGATACACCGACTTTTTGCAAGTGATATTTAATTAATCCAAGTATAGCAGGATCACTATTAGAGATATGTAATGCGTCAATTAGTAAATCTTCTGTATTATCCAAATCTACTAAAGTTTTTGCCTTTTTAGTTAGGGCAAATTGCTTTTTACACTCACTATAACAAACATCATCAAGGTATTTCATAACTTTGCTTGTTTTATCTCTATCATCATCTTCATTGGAACTATCACTATAACTATCTTCCCATTGTCGCATTTTAGCAAAATGTTCAATCTTATCTTTTATTTTTTCATAAGCATTATACATTTTTTGCTTTTTATCTCGTTCAATCTTATCTTTTTCATCTTTGAACTTCCAATAGTCTTTCATATAAAAAGCATAAGTTGATAGTTTAGTTTCAAGATTAAGTGATTTTAAAAAAGACTTCCATTTTTTATCTTTCATCTTTTGTATATCACTTTCAAAGACCGCATTTAAGTCAGATCGTTTAGAGGAAAGTTTATCAGCTACTTTTTTTCGCCAATATTCCTTATCTTCCTTATTCATTGGTCTTGGTTTTTCTTGCCTTATATGAGTTGATAAATTACTCATTTTACACCTTCCCTTCATTGTTATTGTTATCTTTAAAGTCTATAAATCGGTCAGTAAGATCATCAATAATTTTGTTAAGTTTTTCTAACTCATCACCTAACAAACAAAATCTATGAGCTTCCTTCCATTTATTAAGACTATTTATAGCATTATCAAGTCCTTCTAACTTTTTTTGCTTATAAATTCTGTCCTTGTTTTGTGCTTGTATAAAATCAGTTTGATTGTTTTGTTCTGTCATTTATTCCCCTTCAATTATGTTTAAATCAATTAAATGTGTTTTAAATTCCTTCTTATTCATATACTTGACCTGTTTATAAAAATATTGAAATAAGATTTCATTTATTAATTTAGTATCATCAAAAATACCTTCTAAACTATTTTTGGCAAAATCAATTTTTTGTTGTTTAAGTGTCATTATATTATATTGTCCTTCATTAAGAAAAATTTAACTATAAAAAATATAAACATACTAAAACCCACCCAGAATAAATCTGGTGCGTGTATCATTATAATTAAACCTAAAAATGACGCAACAAAATGCAACCCAAAATATAATGCTTTTAATATATGTATCATAGTTGTTCATATTTTAGTTTTTTATAATCATCAAATAAAGCATATCCAAGATTACAAATAACACTAAAACCCATATCCATACCGCAACCACTAACACCCACAGAACAAGATTTTTGTTTAAATGGATAATCAAGTGCTTTTGCCATATTATAAGATAAGTGATATTTAATAACTTCACCCTTCTCATCAGTATCAAATTTATAAAATCCGATATGTCTATACATACCGCTTGATGATACTTGTCTAACTATATAATAAATCTTATCCCCTTCCTTAATCCAAGATTTAAGATTTTTTAGTGCTTCAGTTTTTTCATTTTTAGTTGTCATATTATTGCCCTTCTTTTTGTTGTTGTTCAATCCAATTAAATCGTTCTTTAGTTGTCCATTTAGCATATTTAATAGGAATTGGTTTTTTGATTAACTTAACAAGGCAGTCAAGATATGACCGCCCTGTTATAGTTTCATTTTTAGTCTTTAAAGTATAAAGACCATTTTTAATAATAGTGTAATGATTCATTTAAAATATTCCTTGCATATTAAGATCATCACATTGATTATTTAAAACAGCGACAGCACAATCATTGGCACTATCTTTAAGACTTTGGACATCAATAGTGTCAGTATAATAACTATCCACATCAAAATCGCTTAAAGTGTCTAAATCCATACTATCCATTGTTTTAATTCTTACTATCTTATTTACTAACTTCCTAAATTGTTCACTTGTAAATGGTTTAGTAAGTTTTGTTTTAGTGTCATCAGTATATAAAGACATTAAAACCCCCTTAACTTGTCTTGAAGTTTGTATATTCTTATTTCACACCAGATAGCTTGTGGACTATTATAAGAGTATTTTTTACCATAAACCCCTTCAACAAGTTTTCTTCTTACTTTAGATAAAACATTAATAGCTTTAATTATTTTATCCTTCTCATTTAGTTTGTTTAATGTGTCATCAGATATTGCAACCATTAAAACCCCCTATTGTTTGAGTTGATTTGATTAACATAAGTTAATATTAATAACTATTTTACAATAGCTGTCAAACAAATAATTCATTGATTTTGTTCTCATTTTGTTCTAATATTGGCTTTACTATGAAAGCTGGGACATAATTAAAAATGACAAGTAAAATACTAACAAAAATGGAACAAGCATTTATTGAAAACTTTACTTTAAGCGGTAATGCTACTCAATCCGCAATTAAAAGCGGATATAGTGAAAAAACAGCAAAACAGCAAGGATATGAATTAAGACAGCGACTACAATCAAACATTGACGAGGCAGTTAAAAAGAACTTAACAGCTTCAGTACCAATAGCAGTTGAAACCCTAAAAA